CGCGATCCTGCTCGGCTACGATCTCAACGTATCGATGCTTGGGGCATTAACCCACCCGGTGACCGGTATCATTGAAGTACGCAAAGAAGATGGGCTGCTCAAGTTGAATGACGTGTTGACCACGGCAGATGGCGGCAATTTGAGACAACTACTCGACAGATATCTTCCGTACAGTCGCCAAAAGGCACCCTCACGCAAGACGATGTCTAGGGTACTCGGTACCGTTACGGAAGATAGAGCGTTCGCTCGCCGCTGGCACCGGCTGCACCGGCGCGTGTCCCAATTAGTTGCCGATCCTGCCGAGCGATTCCACGAGGGTGGCATGATGCAGCTTGTTCATCAGTTGATGGGACTGGCGCAGCGTCACAAGCTGTTCGATTTGATTGTTCCTACCGGCAAGCTGATGGCGCTCACCGGCCTAGGCAAGAATGGTGTACGCATCGCACGGCGCGGCCTTCAACATAGAGAGATACTCGCCAAGGATTTGCCAAGGGAAGGAACGGCAGCCCGCGTCTATGCATTCCTCGACCCCTGGACAGGCCAGCCGTTTGGTGACACCCTCGATGATTCGGATATCCCGTTTGACTCATCCCTCACGTGGGGTGATGACACGCCAAATCCCCTTTATCGGGATTCGTAGGTGATTGCATTTCAAATCCTCTTTATAGGGATTCCACGAGACAACACCTCTGTCAATTCCCCATAAAGAGGATTTGAATAATCGATCAATCGTCAATGATGGCGCGGGTTTTCTTGCTGGTGATTGCATAAAATCTTTTTCGCCGTACACTCCATTTTGCAATTGGTTTTTTTACGCTGCGCTTCTGCCTTTTCTTTCACTTTATAACCCTATGTCTCTGATTCCTCTTTTCTTCATTCTTTGGCGCGGTCTTCTGATTATTGTTTTTGTTTCGGATGATTCAACCAAAGACGAATCGCAAGTCTGTGGCTCCTCGTTTCACTCGTCGCTTTCACACGTCGTAGGTTCCGCGATTGCGGCGATTGCGGCGGTTGCGGCGATTGCGGCAGTTGCGGCGATTCCGCAAGCTGAGAAGCCTAAACAAATGTTCCCGCCTGCGACCAAGCCGGACGTATCGAAGCACCAACTACAACACAGCGAAGGCCAGCGAGACATAGGCGGAACAGTGTGCAGGCTGTGACAGTGGGCACCCTCGCGCAACCATCCCCCAAAGGCAGAACGCGAGAGACCATCGTTGCCACGCTTACGGCGCTGGCGACCGGCCAGATCAAGTCGAAAGAGTTCCCAGTCGAAGTCACGGAACGGATGCGGACGGACACCATCCGACAGGCCCCAGGGTTCGGATTGGCGCAGTTGCCCGCCAGCGGGCAACTGCCTTCTGGCGGTGCCATGCAAAAAGAAAATTAGATCTTTTTTCTCTTCGATGTCACAAACCGACCGGCTTTTCCGTTAGTACAAGTAGGAGAGAAAAACACTCACTCCTAAATTCCGATCCATTCAAGCGCCCCCACCAACACCCCCACCATCACATCCCAGCCTATAAAGGAGGCCCCATGCCCAACGGCATCAACACGTCAATCAAAGAATCCGAAATCGCCGATGGCTTGATCCTCGCATGGCGCGGTCTCATGGCCGCGATCAAATCGCCTCAGACCAGTTGGGTTACAGACATCGGCCCAGCGTTCATCGAGATTGTGGAAGGCTACCGTGACGATCTGGACAGGGACACTTACGCGCCGTCACTCGACCGCATGACCGCTCTTGCGTGGATGGTTTTCTTGCATCGGCAGCGCATCACCATTGGTCGCTTACGTGAGCGTTTGCTGTTGCCGTTTCCCGATCTGGCACACTTCGACGGCGAGGCATTCTTCACCGCGCGGAGCACTGGAGACGCCACCACGCAAGATCATGTATTCGGTTGGTTATATCGGATTGACGCACGGCTCGCACAATCTCTCGCGGCACTGACGGCAGAGCACGCCGATAAGGCGGCAGCGTGAGCACTATTCAACTAACAAGTAAACCCACCCCGAAAGCGATCTGCTACGCGCGGATTCTGAATGACCACGGGAAGACGGTTCTGGACCCTTTTGGTGCCCCCGTACTCCTGGCAACCACACCTTTTGATGACTTTTGCGAGCGGCCACTACAAGCCATCCGCGCAGCCCTGAAGCTGAAGCGCGGCGTCACCAGCGACCGGCACAAATGGGCGCTCCATCGTACGTACCGCGTGAAGGCCGCCGCAAAGATTCGCCATCGCGTCGCATACGATGTGGTGTACGTTTGGAATTACTTGCCGGAAACGCAGCGACGAGCCGACATGAACATTGCGCCCGATGTCCTGGACCCTTTTACTGATTCTTGGTACCTGGAACCAATCGACAATCCGGCGCACCTCAGCGGAGTGAAAACGAGCGCAGAAGCTAAACTTGTCCGGCAGGTCGCCATCCGCACAATTCAAAATCAACAACAAGTTTGCCGCCTTCCTTGACCGGAGCGGCAATGCTAGAGACACGCGAGTTTCTAGGCGGAGTTCGCGCGTGTCTCTAGCAGCATTTTCGTCCGCGCGGTTATAACCCTTTCCCGCGCACGAACGTGAGCAGTGCTCCGTGGTAGGCAGCACTGCTCACACTTTCACATCAACATTCGCACGCGCGGTGACTGGCGACGGCACCGGCCCATCTCGACCGGATGGAATTCGACTCGCGTGCGACTCGGCGGCCATTGACTGCCTCTCCTCTTTAAATGGCCGCCGTTCCATTTTGCAAACTGTGCAGCAGCCCCACACTTCAGAAGGCAGGAAAACAATTGGCAATCAAAATCGGCAGTGTCGCGATTGAATTGACAAGCGACACGGTGAAATTCCAAGAGGGTATGGCGAAGGCACAAGCTATCGCGCTCTCCAGCACGCGAAATATCGAGCGCAGCTTCACCGCAATGGGCGCGGCCATTGCTGCCGCTACCGGGTCTGCGATTGGCGCTCTCGGCCTTCTGATTGAACGGACGGAAGAAGCCGTAGTCTCGATGAATCGTATGGCGCAGCAGTCAGGCACGTCCATCGAGGCATTCTCCAAGCTGGCGTATGCGGCCAAGCTGGCGGGAATGCCCATCGAGGACATGAGCACCATTCTTACCCGCATCTCGCATTCGGCGTTCGAGGCGGCGAGCGGTAACAAAGAGGCCGCTGCCGCGTACAAGCTGTTGGGCGTTTCTGTCACCAATGCAAATGGATCGTTTAAGACGGCAGATGAAATCGCCCAACAGCTTGCCAAGTCGCTTGACGGGTACAAAGATTCGGCCGCAAAAACCGGCATCGAAACGATGCTCATGGGACGCTCCGGCGCACGCGCAGCGGAGTTCCTGAACATCCTGGCCAATCGCTTCGATGAAGTAAGCGAGAAGGCGTCACGGTTGGGCGTTGTCTTCGATAAAGAGACCACGGCGCAAGCGCAAAAACTGCATGATTCATTCATCGATCTGGAAGAAGCAGGATTCGGCCTCTCGACGCGTCTGTTGTCGCAGGTGTCGCCCGCCCTGGATAGCGTAGTCGATAAGATTGTTGCGTTCGTCTCCAACGCTGACAACATGCGCAAGCTAGATGAGATTGGGCAGGACATTGCCAAAGGCGTCACGCTCGCTAGTGACTCCATCGGGTTCCTCATCGATCACGCGCAAACTGTGAAGACGATTTTCGAGGGCTTACTGCTCTTGCGGTTCGGCGGATGGCTTGCGCCGATGATCGGTAGTGCGAGTGAGGCAACCAATTTTCTGGGCAAGCTAGGCGTTGCATCCGGCAATTTGGCGGGCCGGTTGCTTGGCATCGGACGCGCTGGCACGTACCTTCCCCAAGTGTTGGGCAACATCGCATCACAAGCAAAATATAACGCACAGTTTTTCGCGCTGATGGCTCAGGAAGAAGGCGTAGCGGCAGCGGCAACATGGGGCCTATCGACGGCTACAGAAGGACTCGCGGCGGCACTGGGAAGCATCGGGGCGGTGGTGTTACCCATTGCAGGCGTCATCGCTGCATTCTACGATCTCTCTGTTTTTATCCACGACACACACGAACTCTCTGCCCAACTCAAAAAGGATGGTCTCGATTGGACGGATGTTTGGCAGAGCGGAATCCATGAGACGGTAGGCAGCCTTGAGGGATTGAAGCAGACCATCACGGACATAGCTACCGGCAACTACGGTGACATCGCGATGCGCGTTGGAATCGACGCATCGAGCAAGATGCCGGGTAAGATGGCAGGCGGTAGGAACTTCTCGAATGCACCCGGAGTTCCGCAGGGGTATGACTGGGGCAAGGATGGCGGCAAGAAAAATCTTGGCGCATTGCCGCAAGATGAAAAAGTTGACCGGCTGGCGCAGAAGCTGGCTGAACTCGTCGAGAAGGCGAATGCAGCCCAACGTGCTCTGGCACTGGTAGGAGCATCGCCGCAGGCCCAGCGCGATTCTGAGATTCTCGAACGCTACAACACCTTTCTCGCCGATCAGAAGGTGCAACTCGACAAACTGACGCCGGTCAAGCGTGCGGCGGCAGAGGCGACGGCGCACGCGGCTATCGCAAACGAAATCAACTATGCATGGCTGACTAAGTATCGGACAGCATTGCTTGAAATCACGCAAGCAACGGCATCCACAGCAGCGGAGCATTTGGCGATGGCCGATGCCGTGGGACGTTCGGCGAAGGCGATGCAGGCTGCCGCGATACAGGCGCGTGTCAATCAGGATATGCAACGCATCGGCGGCGCGGGCTGGCGTAACGATCCCAAGATGGTTGCCGACGCTGCCCAGCTTGCGGCGGGTTACGCTGATGAGGCCAACAAAGCGAACCTCGAAGCCGACAGCAAAACGCTCGCCAGTCAGTCTCAACAACTCGCTGGGCAGCGTCGGATGAACGACGCAATCCTTGCTGGCGCTGAAGCCAAACGGCAAGCGGAGATTGCAAACCAGCAATCCGCGATCCGGCAAGACTTCGCAGATCGCGGCGACACAGATAGTCAAGCATTGCAACGGCAAATCGACATGGTTCGCCAGAAGTCCGATGCTGAAAAGCAGGCTGCCGACCTGGAACGCGCAAACGGTCTATCAATCGCACAGCGTTATCGTGACGAGGTTCAGGCAATCCGGGATGCGGTCCAAGCTGCCAAAGATCACGGCGAAGCCATCGACTACCGCGAGGTACTCGAAGCTGATAAGGAAGCGTGGATTCAATTTACCGATGCGCAAAACAAGGCGCTATTGGCTACAGGGTCCATGCTCGATGGTCTCCGCGCCGCGATGAACGAAATCGCTAACGACGCTGAGTCAGACGCACAACGAATCCGCGACGCGGTGTCGCAAGCGGTAGGTTCGCTGAACGATCAGCTTGCGAAGTTGATGACGGGCCAAAAGGCTAACTTCGGAACTGCATTCCGTGGTATCGCTGAGAACCTTGCGAAGCAATCACTTCAAAAAGGCGAATCGGCTGTACTCGGCAAATTGGGATTTGGGAACAAACCCGATGGCTCTCAGAACAAACCGTTCTGGGTAAAGATGGCGGGCGGCAAAGGTGGTAGTGCCGGTCTCGGCTCGCTCTTCGGCGGCAGCGCTGGTGGCGATGGTGATAGCGATGCTGGTAGCAGCAGCGCATCCTCCAACGTTAGCAATGGCGTGATGTCGGCAATCTCGGGACTGGCGAAAATCTTTTTGCCGGGTTTCGCTGACGGCACTGACTCGATGATTCCAGGGATGCCGTCAATCGTTGGTGAAAAAGGGCCGGAGATTTTCGTCCCGCCAGCGGCTGGTGCAATCGTGCCCAACAGCAGGCTGAAGAATGGTCTCGGCCAGTCTCACACCTTCAACATCGACGCGCGTGGTTCCAACGATCCGGCGCAGACGGTGGCGTTAATCAATCAAGCACTTAAGCAAGCCGCGCCCGTAATCGCGGGTCACGCTGTGCGAGCCGTGAACGAAAACAACCGGCGCAGGCCGACTAGCGGGCGCTAACAACCTACAGCCGACAACCTACAGCCGACAAATGGTGAGACCGTTGCAACCACAACGTCTCACCATTTTGCTTACCGAAAGGAATGCCGACATGCCGAATGGATCAATCACCACGACCTGCAAAATCGAAGGACTAGACGCGCTCAAAGAATCACTTGAGAACTTGTCGCCACAACTTGCGAAGCGACTTGCGAACAAAGCAATGAAGGCAGGCGCAAATCACATCAAGGAAGCGATGAAGGCTGCCGCGCCAGTCTTGGCGGACAAGTCGAATCCGCACGCCATACCCGGCGATCTGCGAGACAGCATCGCGGTCAAAACGTATACGACACGAGGCAAGGCCAACCGCCTGCTAAATGCGCTTGACCGTGTGGTGATGATAATCGGCCCCCAGCATCTCGCTCGCAGTAATAAAACCATGGACCCCGGATTTTACGCGCGGTTTGTGGAGTACGGACTCAGGGTCAAGAATTATGTCGCCAAACCGTTTGCACGCCCCGTGTTCGACGGTGAAGCCGAGAAGGCCATTGCCATTGTGGCCGAGTCCCTACGCAACGATTTGCCTGATGCTGTTCGGCGCTCTGCCGCCGCGCGTAAGGGGCGATGACAATCTGGCCCGGACATTGGTTGCGTCTGGTGCGTCTGGTGCGCTGCTAGGGACGTTAGCGCCTAACGTTCAAACGATGTGACTCACATTGACCCCGAAGGGGATAGGGGGGTCCGATTATTCAGCATTTTTATGGCCGTCGAACGATCCCGAAGTAATCAGCGCACCGCCGCAAAATTGGGCTTTTCAGTGTTCCTGGATTGACTGTTACAGCCGGTAACAGATGACCCGCGTCACTAAAGGGCGCGGCAATACAACCGAATCCCTGCCCAATGCCACCCCAATGGCCCCGAATGCCCCCACATCACCGCGTCAACGCCCCAACCTGGAGAGACTATGCCCACGAAACCGCTGCGCCCCTGTACGTACCGGGGCGGATGCACCAATCGCACCTCAACGGGCGGACTATGCCCAGAGCACAAGGCGGAATACGAACGAAACCGCAGCCGGGAACGGCGCGAACGGCATGGTAGCAGCGCTAAGGCAGGCTATGGCCGCAGGTGGCAGCGAATGCGCCGTACAATCCTCAACCGCGACGAATTCACATGCCAAGCCTGCAAGGCTAGATACATTGCGGCGGGTACCCCTGAACTGGTGACGCTCGCGACAATGGTTGACCACATCATCGCGGTGACCGGCCCCAAAGACCCTAACTTTTTTCGTGGTGACAATCTCCAGTCGCTTTGCCATCCGTGCCACAACCGCAAGGGAAACAAGGTGGACGGCGTCGGATTTCAGGCGAAAAAGGTTAAGACCGTTAATGTCGCCATCGCGCCTATTGGTGTGCCTCACCTCGAATGGGCAGCGATGTCTTACGAGCAGAAAGTGGCGGCGCTAGCATGATGCACCTCGACCGTGAGATTCGCCCGCTGCTGCCCATGCGTGAGATACGCGAGATACGCGAGACGCGCACCACCATTCCCCAGCCCATCACGAAAGGATCACAGCCCAATGCCCCAGCCTCACCAGACACCAGTACCAAAATCGAAACGAAACAAACGCAAGAAAAGCAAAGTAGCGACGGCACCAACCATTGAGCTACGTTCGGCCCGCGAGATTCGCCGCGTCTCAATGCCAGCCGGTAGCAAACTCGAAGTCAGGGTCAACGCGGACGGCACTCGCAGCGTGTCCGGCTACTTCGCCACCTTTGGGACCATGAGTCACGATTTAGGATTCCGTGAGGTACTTCGCCCCGGATGTTTTGCTGAGTCATTGCGCAATCAGCCGGTTGCCTGCTTGGTGGACCATTCATGGGAGAAACTTCTGGCCCGCACCGACGGAAACGGGAGCTTGCAGGTGAGTGAGGACAGCACCGGCCTTCGCTTCCGCATTCCGCAGATTCCTCCCACAAGCTACGCGAACGATCTCGCGATTCTGCTCGCATCTGGTACGGCGCTCGGAAACTGCTCTTTTGGTTTCTCTGTGCCCGATGGTGGTGACGAATGGACCGCGCTACCGAACGGCGAAGTCTTACGCACCATCAACGTCGCCATTCTGTATGAAGGCTCAATCTTGACGGGAGCACCAGCAGCGTATCCCAACACCAGCGCATCGATTCGTTCATGCCCGCTCGCTTTGCGTAGCAAAATAGCCAAGCGCGATGACGATGACGACGATCTCGACTGTGACGGCGTAGACGCGGGTGACCCCGACTGTGATGATGACTCCGTTGAAGATCGGTGCGATTGCGCTTGCAGCCCCTGTCAAGCGGACGACTGCGCCAATTGCAGTAACGCGGACTGCGACAGCGACGATTGCGAAGATTGCCCGTTCGGCGATGATAACGACGGTGACAGCGACGGCGAGCGATCAATCGCAGGCAAGCTGAAAACGCGTAAGCGCTCCCGTTCCCATCGCGGTGCCAGTGATGCGCTGAAGCCCAAGTTTAAGCCCATCACAGCGGAGCAGCAACAGGCTTACCGCGATCTGCTCTTGCGCCGTCTGTAGCTCATCTCCCGATCCCATTCACAATTTGCAACTCCCAGGGCGCAGCCAATGTGTCAACACACATCTGCGCACGTCTGCGCCTACACTCGCCCAACTCCCGAACTCGCCCCAACATTCGACACCAACCAAGGAAAAGGACTCTTCACAATGCCATCAATCGCAAGTCTCATTGACACCAAGAATGCCCTGATTAAGGACGCAATGTTGGTCGTAGAACGCGGCCTCAATGTTCCTGCAAACCGTGACCGCCATACCGAGATTACTGCCAAAATCGACGCCATCGAGGACCAGCTCTCAATGCAGCGGCGCGTCTCCGCATTGCTGCCTGCATCTGTGGCTCCCCCGGCACCGGCACCGGCAACGCGAATCGAAGTTGTGAGCAACGGCAATGAAGAGCGGGCGCGTATGACACGCGAGTGGCGTTCGCTGTTCAGCAAGGGACAGTTTGCAACGACCGAGTATAGAGACTTAGCGACGGGTACGGATTCTACCGGCGCGGCGTTGATCCCACGGACCATCTCGGGATATGCGGAAACGCTGAAGGCATTCGGTCCTATCGGCAGTCTGGTTTCGGTGGACCGAGTCGCAAGTGCAGGGTCACGCCGATTCACAACCTACGACGATACCGAATCGTCGATGGTACTTGTAGGGCAGGGCAACACCGTTCCGAGCAGCAGTGACGCGTCATTCACGACGGTATTGCCACTCGACATGGACAGCTTGGTTGCAAGTCGCGTCTACAGTTATCAAGAAGCTGCCGACGTGCCTGACTTCGATGCGTGGCTGACTTCACTTACTGCACCGCTGGCGAGCCGTAGCCTAACCACGGCAATTATGGCTGGCACGGACAACACAGCGAATGCAAACGTTCTGCCGAATTCCCCGGCTGGTGGTTTGCTCGGCTCGCTTGCTGCCCCCAGCGTGACGGGTGTCTCCACATCCGGCTTTACGCTGGCAAATCTGAACGCACTGCGCTCCTCTGTCAATGCGGCCTATCGCACCGGCCCATCGGCGGGATGGCTTATGTCGCAGGCGTCTCTCGATTTTGCAGCGGCCATGACCGACAGCACGGGACGCCCTCTCTTTAACTTCAACGATGAGGGGAACCTCATGATCCTTGGCAATGTCGCCTACCTGGACACCAATTTGCCGGATTACGACGTTGCGAGCAGCACGGGATTCTCCGGCACTGTCACCACGAATGGGACCGCCGTCGCATGGGTCTCCGGGAGCAAATTCAACTACGCTCTTGAGGGTGAGTCCATCACGATCAACAGCGTTGCTTACACTGTCGCATCGGTGACGAACAAAAACCACCTCGTTCTCACCACCAGCGCGGGTGTCCAGTCCAGCGCGGTCGCTTACACCTCCGACGTGGCTGTTTCCAGCACGCCGATTCTGTTCGGCGACTACAGCAAGTTCTATCGCATCTCCACCACGGGAATTCGGGTGCGTGTTGTGAAAGAAGCAGCCGGACTCGCGGAGAGCCTTCTGTTTGGCACCTACGTCTATCAACGCTTGAATGCGGCCCCGCTGATTCAGTCGGCTGTTGCTTCACTGGCGACTGCGAGCTAATCCGGCAACCAAATGGGAGCGTATGCGAACGAACCTGCTGCGCTCCCATCGCGTACCAAAAAATTCAATCATAGGCAGGACCAGAGCAGATGAAACAACGCCCATTCACCGGCAACGCATTTCTCGGTGTTTACCGTAATCGACACCACAACGTGTTCGACGTGTGGCTGACCATCGACGGCAAGGATGAGCACGTTGGATCACACGGCAATGAACTGGAAGCGGCGAGTATGTACAACCGCGCACTTCAAAACTATCTCGTTACGATTCCGGCATGGCGACGCGGCGGGTACAGCTTTAACTCCCTCAAGGAGCACTACGAACTCCGGCGCTACATGAATATGGAAGCTGCATAGTTTTCAGCGTCACTCCGGCCCCGCAGAGGCGCTAGGGCGAATTAGACAGCCCATCCCCTGGAAAACTCGCACGGCAAGCCCAGCGCGTCACCCTGTCGCGGCGCTGATGCCTTTCGATCACTATTGGAGACCTATGGCAGCAAACAACGATTGCAGCAACCGCATCCTCTACGACCGCAAGTGTGCAGCCCAGCAACTCTCGATTTCCGTGCGGGCGCTTGACTACCTGATCCAGCAGCAGCGGCTCGCCACCCGGCGCATAGGTGGACGCGTCTTGGTTCACAACAACGAATTGCAGCGGTTCGCCCGTGGGAACCACACCGAACTTATCGCGGCCTGAAAACAACTCTTGCACGCAGCGGACTAAAATGGTACCCTGTTTCTTCACTCGCATTTAGGGGGTGAGGGAACAGGGTACTTTTTTTATGCCTAGGAAACGGACAATTGAAAAACACAAGGGCGTCTATGAGAAGCATCCCGGTACCGGCATCTGGTGGATTCGCTATACCGACGCCAAAGGCAAGCGCGTAACGGAATCCATCGGCAGACACGGCGATGCGGTCACGCTCTATCAGCAGCGCATGACAGAGAAGCGTACCGGTCTGCTTACTCCGATTGGCAAGTCGGCCCGTGGTGTTAAGTTCTCTGCCCTGGTGGATGACGCGATTAAGCACAACAAAGACAACCGCAAAGACAACCGCAACTTTGCCCAGCGCATAGAAGTCGCCCGCGCTCACTTTGGCACCAGAGCAGCCGACACAATCACCCCGCAAGAAATCGACGAATGGCTGTCCGGCATGGTCAATCTGCGATTCGGTACACCGTTGAACAATGCGACCCGTAACCGATACAAGGCAGCTATCAGCAAGGCGTATGCGCTCGGCAACCGTCACGGCAAGGTATCGACGAACCCGGCCCGGTTTGTTGAAAAGAAGAAAGAGAGTGCAGGCCGCGTTAGGTTCCTGTCGCATAATGAGGAAACACGGTTGCGCAAGATCATCACAGCCAATCGCCCGCACTGCCTTTATCAACTCGACATTGCGCTCAACACCGGAATGCGCAAGGGGGAACAGTTTGGCGTGACGTGGGAGCAAGTGGACATGGAGCGCGGGTTCATTCATCTGGAAGAGACGAAGAACGGTAGCTCTCGATACGTCCACTTGAACGATACCGCTCTGGCTTCGCTCAAGGCTCTACAGGCCGCGCGGGAGTGCAAGGGCATGGCCTTCCCCACCCTGTTCTACGATCATCGTTGCCAGCCTATCCACGATCCCCGCGAATGGTTCAATCTGTCTTGCATTGAAGCGAAGATCACCGGCTTAACGTGGCACGGACTCCGGCACACATTCGCGTCTCGGTTGGTGATGGCTGGCGTCGATCTGGTGAGCGTCAAAGAATTGATGGGTCATAAGACTATCGCCATGACCGCAAAATATAGTCACCTTGCACCCGAGCATCTTAAGAGCGCAATTAACATGCTTGGCGGCAAGGTACAACAATCCGCTGCGTCTTAGGGAACCACTTTGGGAACCACTTGTACCTGACTTTCGTGCAACACACTGCAACGCTCTGCGACAATGATTAAGGGGTTTACTCCACAAGAATCAATCACTTGTGAGGTAAACCCCTTATTTTTGTTTCGGATGCGTTTTGCCCGTTTTACGGACTCAAAATCCGCCGATCGCAAGGTCGTGGGGGTTCGACCCCCCCTCCCGGCACCATAAGATTCTAAATAACTTAACCGCGATTGGCCTCTCGAATTCCGAGAGGCCAAAATCGTTTGGTGGCTGTTCTGATGGCTGTTGGTTGCGACAGCGAAGAAGCCATAGAAAATTGGCGTCCCGTAGAATTTCGCCGAGTGCCTTGGCTTGTTCGCATCAACGCACAACGAATATCCACCGGGCAGAGATCTGTCTGTGACCAGTGGAATTTAGTTATCCTCCATGGCAACCCGAGTGGAGCACCCGCGCACACGCCGAATTCGCCGATTCGCGTCGACTCCGACCTGCAGCTTACAGTTCGCGAATCGCAGTCACGGGATTTCGGCGCATCGCTCGATGTGCGGGAAGATAACATGCCAGCAACGACATTGCTCCCAGGAGCGCGACGACGGAAACGACGGTGACGGGATCGTTGGCGCCGATTCCGTACAACAGCCGGGCGATGAAACGTGTCAGTCCCAATGCAAACGCCAATCCCAGCGCCAGCCCAATGCCTGTGAGCCACAATCCCTGCAACAGCACGAGTCTCAGCACGTCCACGCGCGAGGCGCCCAGAGCCATTCGTATTCCGATCTCGTGGGTGCGCATTTGGGTTCGATAGGCCACGACTCC